GTCCTCCTGCAGACCCAAGTGACAAACTTCACCGCAGTTGACGAGACGATGAACTTCCCCAACGAGTGGCGGATTGCGCTACGCTGGGGACTGGCGGACGAGCTGGCAACTGGACAGCCCCAGGCCATCATGGATCGCTGCGAGCGGCGGGCGGCAATGTTCAAGGCTGCGCTCGAGGACTGGGATGTTGAAGATGCCCCGACAAGGTTCCAGCCGGATATCGCGCAGTCCTACCCGCAGGGGAGCTTTCGGTAATGGCGCAGCAGTCTGACACCGTTGGAATCCCAAAGAGGCTGCCTCTAGTTAGCCAGGCTGCGAACCGGGATACTTCGCCGGCGAAAGACGCGAGGATGGTGAATTGCTTTGCAGAGAGAGCGGGGGAGAGCGACTACCGGATTTATAAGCGACCTGGCCTACTGGAAATCGCGAGTCTGTCTGAGACGGGAGTAGGCAGGGGGATGTACAACTGGCGGGGGAATGTTTACACTGTCTTCGGAGCGGCCTTGTTCAAGAATGGGACCAGCCTCGGGGCAGTGGACGCGAACGGGATTTACCACTTCAGTGAGTGTCTAGGCGGAACCCCGCGGCTGTTCCTCGCGAATGGGATTGAGGCTTACACGTGGGACGACTCAACCTTGACCAACGTGACAGATGCGGACTTCCCCTCCGCCTTTGTCCCAGGAAGTGCGTACCTCGACGCCACGACTTACGTCATGACAGCCGCCGCGGTTATTCAAGGAAGCGACCTCGACGACCCCGAGGCGTGGGAGCCTTTGAACTTCATCACCGCTCAGATCGAGCCTGACCAGGGCGTCGCAATAGCGAAACAGCTTGTCTACGTCGTTGCATTTAAGCAGTGGACCACGGAGATCTTCTACGACGCGGAGAACCCGACGGGGAGTCCGCTTGGTGCAGTCCAAGGCGCGAAGGTCTCCTTCGGCTGTGCGAATGGGGAGAGCGTCCAGCGGATTGATGACACGCTGCTCTGGCTCTCCACCACGCGGGAGGCCCAGCCACAGGTCGTGCTGATGAGTAATCTCAAGGCCGAGGTTATCTCTACCCCGCCAATTGAGAGGCTGCTCTCCGACGTGGTCTTCACGACGGTTTACTCTTGGGTGCTGAAGCTCGACGGCCACACCTTCTACGTCCTCACGAGTGTGCAAGCGAACATCACCCTGGTCTATGACATTCGTGAGCAGCTCTGGTGGCAGTGGACCGACGCAGATGGGAACTACGTGCCGATTGTGGCTTCGAGCTACAACAGCAGTAACCAGCACTTGCTCCAGCACGTGAGTAACGGGAAGGTCTATGTGGTGAGCAGCTCTTACTTTAACGACGATGGCGCGGTTATCACAGTGGACTTGTACACGCCGAATTGGGACGGCGGAGTGGACCGGCGGAAGATGGCGACCACGCTGCGCTTCCTGGCGGATCGAGAGGTTGGGAGTGTTCTCCAGATCCGTCACAATGATAAGGATTACGCGGAGGATGCCTGGACTCGGTGGCGCACAGTTGACCTGGGGGCAGAGCGTCCGTTGCTGACGAACTTGGGGACTTTCAACCGTCGGGCGCACCACGTGCGGCACCAGTCGAACACACGCCTACGCCTCGAAGCGATGGACATGCAGCTTGACATAGGAACCCTCTAGTGGCAGAGACGCGACAGCCGCCGCCGACCTGGGCAGACGTTACGCTCGCTCACCCGATTTCGAAGCAGGATTACTTCAACCCTGTCTGGCTGGATTGGTTCGTGCGGCTGAATAACAAGGTGCAAGAGACGCTGACGGAGTCAGAGACTACTACGCTGGTACAGACGGAGGTCGCGAGCGCAGCACTGCTTCCCATTCCACAGCTGCTCAAGAACGAGAACTACACCTTTGTGCTCGGAGATGCAGGCTATCACGCGTATAAGACGGACACGAGCGCTTACACATGGACCCTCCCGGCGAACGCCTCCGTGGCGTATGAGACAGGGACCTGCATTACGTTCATCAACGGCGGGAGTTCTGGGGCTATTACCCTAGCAATTACGAGCGATACAATGCAGCTCGCTGGGTCCTCCTCGACCGGAAGCCGAACCCTGGCGGCTGGCGGGATGGCGACCGCGATTAAGGTCGCTTCCACTGAGTGGTTCATCAACGGCGTGGGTCTGTCGTGAGTCAGCATCAGATCTTGCTAACATACGGGCAGTCTGGGCGGTCGCTCTCTCCCGGCGTCACGATCGGCTCGACGTCGGACTACAGCGACGCGGCGGTCGGCCTCGACGGCAGCATCTACGTCCGCGCGCCCTCTAACACTGCGAACAGATATGCAATCTCCGAGAGGAGCGGGACGCCGACGGAGACTTACTCGGTAGGTTCCTTTGGCTTCTTCCCAAACAAGCAAGGGCAAAGGATTCACAGCCCGAAGACCGTGGCGTTCTGGAACTTCGGGGGTCTGTTTGGCTACTTTGATGAGCTTGGAGATGGCACGTATACAGGAGTGGCTAACGGCATTGGCGGAACTCGCGGGACGATCTGGACGGGATCTGAAACTGGCTATGCAAGTGCAGATGTGAGTACAGGATTCAACACTTACGTCTTCGACCTCTCTGCTCCCTCTGCCTCCGTTATCCACACTGGCTCTGGAAGCCCGAATGACGTGCTGAACTTCCCCCGGCAGCGAGAGCCGGACAGCGCGAAGATCTATGTGCTGAGAAATGACAAGGACTCGATTGCGTATATCGACACCTCAGACGACTCGATAAATGACATCGTGACGGGGCTTAGTCCCCTGTTCGCTGGGAACCTCTTTGCGAACTCAGTCGTCGCTTCAGATGGATACCTGTATGCCTTTCGATATGACAGTGGTACTTCAACAGGCTACCTCGAACGGTTTGATCTCTCCGATGGGTCGTCCGACGGCTCCCTTGACCTCGGGAACCAGCAACCAGATTGGATGGACGAGAGTCCTACGGACGGGCGGCTGTGGATTAGCATGTCCTACCGAAGTGCCTCTCGCATGGTCGGAGTGAATAAGAGTACGCTGGCGGTCGAAGTCTGGTCTGAGCCTATCCCGGATGGGATTACGCTGAAGGTTCCGCTTGGCTTCACAGAGGCAGGGCTGCTCGCCCTCACAGGATCTACCGGAAGTTCTTACGTCTACTACACGCTTGCAACGTAGCAGGAGCACTACATGGCACAGATCAATATCAGCAGCGACCCAAACGAAGAGGAACCCATACTATTGGGACCAGGGGCAGAAGAAGTTCGGGAGTGAGGCAGAGGCTGCATCGCAATGGCGTCGTACTCAACGCGTCTTTCGCGAGAACCTGCGGGACAACCCTGGGATCAAGAATCTACCTAGCTTCCTCCTCGACCCTTCAACGAAGTGGAATGATCCGCGCGTTACACCTTACTTCGGAGTTGACCCTAAGACGCTGACATACCAAGGACAGCAGCAAGCGCCGTTCTCTGACGACCCTAACATGGGGTTTGGAAAAGCGCTTGGCCTGACGGCCCTCGGCTTTGCGGGGATCGGCGGTGCGCTTGGCGGTTTTGGTGGGGCGGCTGGCGCGGGGGCCGCTGGCAGCGCGGCAGGCGGCGCTCCCGTTTCTCAGATTCCGGTACTCGGGCAGGCTCCGCTTGCAGGTGTGCCTGTTTCCGCTAATACGTCATGGATGGCTCCGGGGGCGCTGTCAGGTGGTGCGAGTGGCTTAGCTCAGCTAGCAAGTGGAGCTAGCGGCGCAAGCAGCTTATTCTCTGACGGAAGTGAGGATTTCGAGCCAGGCTCCTTTGAGGCCGCGTCGAACATGGGAGGGGGCAGTGCAGGCGGGATTGGTTCTGTGCTCTCCAGCATCTTTGGTGGAGGCGGCGCGGGAGCTGCTGGTGGAGCAGGTGGTATTCTCAGCCTCTTAGCAAAGGGCCTGGACATCGGCACCGGCCTCTATGGGATCAAGCAAGCAGGGGACCTGAAGGACTTTGCAAGCGAGACTAGTCGAGCGATGGATCCCTTTGGCCCGTACCGCGCAGGTTATGCAGAGCAGCTCAAGCGCCTCTCGGAGAATCCTTCGACGATTACGCAGACGCCAGGGTGGGACGCCGGGATCCAGGCGGTGCAGAGGTCGGCGGCTGGCCGCGGGTATCTGAACTCCGGGAACGAGATTTCCGCCCTGCAGAACTTCGGCGGAAACTTCTTCAACAACGAATCAGCGCGCCTGTCTCGGCTCGCGGGGGCGGATATTAACCCAGGGGCCGCTGGGCAGCTAGCTATGCAAGGGAATATGTCCTCGACTAACCTCCTTGGGCAAGCACTCAATCGTATCTCCGCAGGGATTGGAGGCCTGTCCTAATGGCTGAACAATTTGCCCCCTGGGGGCCAGGCAACATGGGCTCGCGGATTGCAGAGCAGGACCGCGAGCGATCGGCGCTCAATGCACTGGCGTTGCAGACAGGGCAGCAGAACTTGCAGCAGAGTGCGGAGCTGCATCCCCTCCGGGCGATGAGGCTTAGGGCGCAAGCGGAGAAGGAACAGGCGGAGGCGAAGAAGTTCCAG